AAAACCAATAAAAACCCATGTAGATCAAATAAAAGGCATAGGTAAAGCTTTAACCATTTTATCGATAATAACAACCGTAGTCCTAGCCGCAAAACAATTCATAGGATAATATAATGGAAGATGAAAAAAAGAAAAAAATCAACCCTATAAGAAAAATCGCCAAAGCAGGCATGGAAAGGGTATCAGAAGCGAAGAAAGATAAATCAGAAATTTTAAAGCCCACATCTACTTTTAAACAAAAAACTGAAAAAATAGATACAAAAAGCGCTCAAAAACAACTATCAGGCGACGAATTTGTAAAAAAACAAAACAGAATAAAAAGACTAAAAAAAATAAAACAAGGCGTCTTAGAAAAATCAGCAGAATTATCAACAAGTGAAGGAGCTGGTCCAGCAACTCGATATGTTGAAAAAGCTAAAAAAATAATAGACGAAGCCAAAGAACGTAGAGGAATTACAGAAAAGATCGGAACCTCTCAAAAAGGAATGCTCAAAGCATCTTCTAAACTAGGAAAATCGGCAGGAAATAAAGCCTTAAAAAAAACTGGCGGATCTTTAGTAAAAAAAGTAGCCTCCAAAGCAGGACCAGTAGCATCTTTTGCAGCCGCTTTAGGAACCGCAATCTCAGCAAAAGACTCTATGGCTGCAATGCCAGGAGAAGAATCCGGACCCGCACGAGGTACAGAAGAATATAAACTAGAAGGCGGAAAAGGTGACAAAGAAAAAGACAAACAAATTTACGAGGAGGCTATGAAAAAATGGCGCTCCAAAAAACTAAGGAGATAAAATGGAAATCTTAAAAAGCGTGGGAAAATCCCTTTTAAGCGCATTACTAACTGAAAAGTTTCTAAAAGAACTTATCATATTTCTTCTCGAAAAGCTTGTAGCTAAAACAGACAACAAACTTGACGACGAAATCGTAGCCAAAGTAAAGGAAGCTCTAAAGTAATTCATGAAACGAATAAAGCTAGTAATCCCGCTAAAGCCATACAGTCTAAACAAAATGTACTACCGCGACGGTAAAATAAAAAAGACTGAAGCTAGAAACTGGGAGAACGCTGTAATCGAATATCTAAGGGACGAAAAAACCCAAAAAGACCTTGAACAATTTAGAGAATCTTTCAATCCTAAAAAACACTACCTAGAAATCCACCTTTTATTCTTATACCCCAAAGAACTATTATTTACCAGGGAAGGCTCATGTAGTTCTAAAGTATTTGACGCTACTAACGTGGAAAAGCCTTTAGTAGACGTAATATTCTTAAAATCCCACTCAACATCTCGAATAAGAAATCTCGAAATAGATGATAAATTTATAATGGACTTAGTTTCAAAAAAAAGATCTGCTGAAAAGCATCGAATGGAAATTACAATTTATATAAAAGATCTTCAAGATCTTCAAGATACAGAGCAACCTTAGTCTTAGCATAAAAAGGAACTTTACACTCCCCCCAACGCTTATAGTCTGATACGTCTTTAGCATCACAATAACCTAAGATCTCCACCTCTCGCTTATCAAGATCTACCGACGTAAAAGCCAAAATGTCCTCCTCAGAAGGTTTAGAATACAAAGAATCAGATTTTTGGAATAACCATGATTTTCCATAACGCTCTACACTAGCAAGACTTTGAGATTTTACATGTACAAAACCATAATCAGAAATCAAATCAGCCGAAAAAGACTTTCTCCGACCTTCATAGATTTTCATATCTGGCTTAGTGCATTTACGGTTCTTTCGATTCAAATCCTTATAAACCGCCCACTCGCCTAAAGTACCGCAGATAATATCCTCAATCATTTTATCTACTCGACTCTCACCTCTATAAGCATAACATGATTTAGACAATCCCACTCGATCATGAGCAAAAGCAACGCATTTATCATACAAGTACTTACTTATTTTTATTTTTTTCGCCATATAACCTACAAAAGTATAAAAAGTAAAATAGTTAAAACTGAAGTCCAATTAAGAGCCTTGGAAGCCTTTGCCTCTTCCTCTACTTCTTTAACTCGATCTTCAACTACTCTAATTTTAGTATCTTGAGCTATAATAACCTTTTTCTGGCTATTAATAGTCTTTTCCTGAGCCTCTACGACCTTAGTACACTTACTAAGTACTTTATCACACTCACTTGTCATCCCTATAGGACTGTAAATCAGACATGAAATCATCACGCAATTTATTAGAATTTTCTTCAGCATTTTGAGCCTCCTTCTTAGCTTCTTTTATTTGCTTATTTAGTTTTTTTACTTTCAACTCATACATAATACTTTTAACCGCACTTTTAATTATATGAACAATGTGATCAATTAACAACTTTATCATTATTTAATATCTCCATACTTGTTTCCAACTTCCGGATCAGCATTTAAAGGTACTGAAAGTTTAGTAGTATTCTCCATAAGGAATTTCATGATCTTAACAACTCTCTCAACATCTTTTTCAGCCGCGCTCACCACAATTTCATCATGAATCTGCATAATAATATGAGCATCCAAACCTATTCTTTTAAACTCCCTAGAAATAGCCACACAAGCTCTATTAGTTATGGAAGCCGCCATAGACTGAATAGGAAAATTTAACGCATTATTAATAGCCGCTCGATACTGCTTACTTAAATATTTCATCTGCTTATATTTTTTAGGACATCCGTGATATTTCTTCCACAAAGATAAAGAATCTCCTAACTCTTCACCATGAGCAAAATGAAGCTTTTTTAGCATGGGCAAATGCCGAACCCTTCCAGCTCTACTTTTTACATATCCGAACTTTTTGGCAAAATCAATAAGATTGTCCATACGGATTTTTAAATCAGGATAGGTATGAAAATAAGAATCAATGATCTCATCAGCATCCTCTGTAGAGATATTTAAGGTCTTTGAAAGTTTAAAAGACTGCATTCCGTACCTTAGACCTAATGAATAAACCTTAGCATCCTGCCTAAGATCTGGTTTATGATTTTTCAAAAAATTATCCGCCTTCTTATCAGCGGAATACTCATCCGACAATCCATGAACCCCGATAGCCGTTTTTGAGTAAAAATCTTCTCCATTTCTAATCATATCCAACAAAGCCGGATCTTCAGAATCATCAGCAAAAACAACAACCTCCAAAGAACTATAATCGGCACCCACTAACTTTCTACCAGAACCAGAAATGATACAATCCCTGATTACATTATTATATTTCTCAACTAAGGGATCAACTCCGGAAACCTTTCTAGGTAATTGCATCAAATCTCCACCTAAACGTCCTGAAGTAGTCCTATGCATAAACCATCCTGGAAAAAATGATCCGTCTATATTCTGCTCCAGGTATCTATCAATATAAGTCCCCTGAAGCTTCACAAGCCTATTAAAGACCATAAGATCTTTCACCCACTCGTACTTATCAGCTACTTTCATCAAAAACAAATGATCTACTTGAGGATTACCCTTCTCAGTACGACTAACCGGCTCCTCCTGAAGCTCATCAAAAAATAAACGCTTCAAATGGTCCTTACTACTTAGATTAAATACTTGAGGTTTTCCTTGCTCCTCCCACCATAAATTCTGAACAGCCTTAACAACTTCCTCATCCAAATAAGGACCTCCACTAATAAACTTAATAGCTTCATGATCCTTAAAAGGTTCTAATGCGGAATCACTAAGACTATATCTACCTGTCTTAGTCTTCGGAAGATCCAAATCATAATACTTACACAATAATTGAGCAAAAGTCCCTGACCTTCTTGGAGGCATCTCTTTGTTCAAATACCATGAATAAAAATTATCCAAATGCGGCTCTATTTGCTGCATGATCTTATTAGTTTGATTCTCAATATCTAGTTTTAATTCCTCAGAGTACTTAGACAAAAGATCAACATCAACAACCACACCTTTAGACTCCATAGGAATAATAACTTCTTTATACATAGGCATGACTTCTTCAACAAAGAAGAATTTTTCTAACCTCTGTTTTTTAACTTCTTTCAAATAATGCTCATTAATTCTAAAAGTAAGCAAGCAATCCTGAATACAGTACTTACCTAGTATTTCGGCATCAGCCATAAAATAATCAGACGAAGGATTACCGCCATTAGCCTTAATAGACTCTTTCATTAACGCCTGCTCATCAACAGCTTCGTCACCATACAATTTCTTCGCCAACTCTTTCAAAGCAAAAGGACGCTCCTCATCGACTGTATGCTTTGCCAACATCCCATCAGACCATAAACTATTTACTAAGTCTACGCCAAAATAAGACATACAAAACCTACACTCAAATGAGGAGTTCCATCCCGTCCATTGCTTATCTTTTAATTTCGCTAAAATTTTCTTACATTCCTCAAAAGGAATTACTTCTTCTAACTCAGATCCGTTCCAGCGTAGATGAACAACGTAAAAGCCCTTTTCGCTATTACTAACTCCAAACCCAATAATTTTTTCTTGGCTTGGCATCAGTCCCGTCGTTTCAATGTCAAATGCCAAAAATTCATTTTGATCTATGAAAGTAGTAATGTCAATAAGATCTCTTACGTTGTCTATTATCATCTAAACCTCTAATTAATTATGCTACTAAAACATCAAAGGAATGAGCCATAGTTCCTTTATAGGTGCCTTTTTTCATTTCTTTTTTGCCTTCGTAGACTATTTTGCAGAAATCTCCAGGAGAGACTTCCTTCATTCTATGAGCTAAGTTCCCAGCATGATTAACAATAACAATAGTCCCGTCTTCTTGTTCGAACTTGTAATCATACTTATTAGGATCATACTTGTTCTCAATAGCCTCTAAAAAAGTTCCCTCTAAAAGATCTCCTACAAAGCCTTCATCAGCCAAAGACTTTGGACGGATAAATTTTACTGAAAACTCACCCTCTGACTCACCATTAGGTCTTTTCCATACTCTTTCTGACATATTTACTCCTATTGCGGTTTCCCGCTATCTCTCTCGGCATTATTGCCTTGAGATTCGATCAAAACTATTTCATTTGTTGCACGATCCATCATCTTTTTAAGGAATCTATCCTTATAAAAAACTCCATCAGGATTATGATATAATTTATTATAAATATCCAATAACTGCACCAAATCACTTTTTCTCATATTTTTCATACTACACCTCTAGTATCTCATAATTTTCAGATTTGTCAACTTCTTCTTTAATTATTTTTGTTGATTCCCATTTATTTTCTTTTTTGCAAGTTTCATAAATCTTCAAAGCTTTTCGGAATTTCCGATCTCCTTCGGATCTAGTATCCGCTGATAGCTTATAAATCTCGGTATTATTATCTCGTTTATCTAAAACCAAAAAGTAAAATTCAAATGGTTTACCATAATGTTTTTCAAACAATTTCAAATACATAGCCGAACTTATATCATAACCAAAACCATCAACCGTAATCTTAAAAGACTCTAAGTCTGAACCTTGCCCAGAAGTCTTTACATCTACTATATAGCCTTTTTCGACGTTTATATAGTCAGCTCGAACTTTCAAAGGTATTCCGTTATAGTCCATAAATAAAGAAGCTTCCGCCTTGCCGCCCTTTAAAAGCTCATTAGCTAATGACATTTTTCTAGCAGACGAAACCCACCGTTCGACTCTAACTCTCTGCGGCTTTGAAAGTAATATATAGCCCTGATTCTCTTCCTTAAAATCTTCCCAAGCCTTACCAATCTTTTTCCACCCGTCATAGAATCGAAATTCCTGATCAATCAAATGCGGCTCTAAAAGAAGAGAATGAGCATAAGTCCCTTCGTCAAAGTTGGCTTGAGTCCTGGGAGATGGTTCAGGTTTATTACCTAAAATCTTTTGTTCATAAAAATCTGCCGGATCTTTCAAAAGCATCTTCAAATTAGACGAACTTAAATGCTCCCGTTCCGCATGATAATCCTCATTCGATAAGTCTACAATACCGCTGTACTTTTTACTCATTACTTTTTTCCTTTTGTTTTTTTCTCATGTATATGCAATCTCCACACCCTAACACCATCCTCCGTAGTATTTTTTACCGAGAAAACTTCAGGATATTTTTTCATCAATTCTAAAAACTTACCTCTACCGATTCTAAAGCTGTAGCCAAATTGCTCTTTAACTTGATCAGCAGCCTCCCAAATCTCATAATTTTTACCACTATTAATCTCACAAAATCTAAATATGAACCAATCCTCCCATTCCTTTAAAGAGCTAGATCGGACTTCTTCAGTTCGTTTTGAAACAAAAACCTTTAACATTTCTTTTTCGTCTACATGATAAT